TTGATAATGTTCAGGATGGTGAAGATAATTGTGGTGATTATTATGTTGAAATTAGTGACCTTATGAATTTACTCAATATTTGTAAGGAAGTAAAAGAAAATCCTGAAAAGGCAGAATCCTTACTACCGACACAAAGTGGATTCTTTTTTGGTGATACTCAATATGATGAATATTACTTTCAAGATTTAGATAAAACAATTGAAATTATTGAAGGATTATTAAAAGAACAATCTTTTGATAAAAATGGTAGGGCATATTTTTTAGGTGATTTTTATTATCACTCATCTTGGTAAACAATTAAAAAAAAATATATAGTATGAAAAAGTTAAAGAGGTACAGTAAACACATTTTCGCATTTATTACCATATTTCTTTTATTAGAATTTGGAATTTTTCCATCACTTACATCAGAAAGTACAATTTCAAATATTTTGGGTGGAATAGGATTACTTCTTTTAGTAATTTGGGCGTTTTTAGAAGTTTATGATTTTTTAAAAGATGAAACAAATGTTTTTGATGACGATTCCTTTGAACAAAAAGATGAATTTCAAATTAGAGCGGGTATCAAAGGAAATAAACCAAAATCATCAATGAATGCAGAAGTTGCAAAAGAAATTGCAAATGATTGGAGTGGTAAGTTGGGATCAGAAGATCCTCTTACTATGATTCCATTTAGTAGGTTATCAAAAGAAGCTAAAGAAAAAATGGTTGAAATTGCTAAAGAAGATATTAAATTTCAATTAGAAAGAGAAGAACTCAATTTTAAAAAAATTAAAAATATATTAAGTAACAATACACAAAAATAAAATGGGATACGAAACATTTGAAGAAAGATACGCTCGGCAACAAAAAGAGCGTGAAGAAGAAAAAATTAATAAACAAATAAAAACTAAAAAAATGGTTAAGAAAATTCTGGTTGGAATCGGTGCTTTTTTTGCACTAGTGATTATGTTCATGTCTTGTGAAAGAATTGATGCGGGGCATGTGGGTGTTAAAGTAAACCTTTATGGTGATAATAAGGGTGTTAGTGATGTGGTTGAAGTAACTGGTATGGTATTTTATAATCCAATTACACATAACATCTATGAGTTCCCAACGTTTATTCAACACAAAGAATATACTGGTGATAATTCATTTGTAGTAAATAGTAAAGATGGTTCTGAATTTCACGTTTCACCAATTATCAACTATTCAGTACAAAGAGAGAAAGTACCACAAATCTTCGCTAAATATCGTAGGAGTTTAGACCAAATCGAAGAAGGATTCTTAAAAACATCTGTGTTTGATGCATTCCGATTAGCTACAAACAAATACACAGCGGATGAATTGATTGGTAATAGACAGGCTTATGAAATTGAAGTTCGTAGAATTTTAGAAACTCAATTGTTAAATGAAGGATTTATTGTAAATCAATTTACATCTAATCTTGTATATCCTGAAACATTCAAAGCCGCTATCGAAGCTAAAAATAACGCGGTACAAGCCGCTTTAAGAGCAGAAAATGAAGTTAAAACAGCAGAGGCTCAAGCAAAAATTAAAGTTGCAACCGCTGAAGGTAACGCACAAGCACTTCTTACATCTGCAAAAGCAGAAGCAGAAGCAAACCGAATGAAACAACAAACCCTTACTCCTTTGTTAATTCAATTGGAGTATGTACAAAAGTGGGATGGTAAACTACCTGTATATGGTGAAGTGCCACAATTATTTAGAAACATTCAAAAATAAATTTATTGAAAAGGTTTTGGTAATTCCAAAACTTTTTCGTATCTTTGTAACATAACATTTAAATTATGAAAACCTTTAAAGATTTAGAGTTTAAACCACATTCATTTAATGATGGAGTAATATCTCAACTTTATTTTGAAAATGGATGGGGAGTTTCGGTAGTAAAGCATGATTTTTCCTATGGAGGTAAAAATGGTTTATATGAACTTGCTGTTTTGTTTGATAATGAAATTCATTACGATAATCCAGTTGCACAAGGTGATGTTGTTGGTTATTTAAGAGAAGAGGATGTTACTGATGCAATGTTAGTTATTCAAAAATTTTAATTATGAATATATTTAGAGAACCAAAGTTTTATTTTGTTATTTGCTTTTTAGCATTTCTTACCTCAACTGTTTTATATCTTAAACAAAGAGAAGAACTTATCAAATGTAAAACTGATAAATACCACATTGAAGGTGGTGATATAGAGAAAGCAAGATTAGAATATGAAAGAGATAGTTTACAAGCAGAACTATTCGTAAAGAGTATTGAATTAGGTAGATACGAAGTGGCATTTAACATTTTTAGTGAAAGAAATCCAAAAGGTGCTGAACAATATGGAGACATTATATCAAACGAAACAGAATAAAAAAATGGAGAGAAGAATTATTAAACAAGAACAAAAGAAGGAAATACAAATGAATGTATTACCGAAGGAAGATGAAATAAGGGCAATTCAATACGATGACCCTGCTCTTATTAAAGAGGTTGAGGATTTATATCCTGAAATGACAGATGAATTCAAAAGAATTATGTTTACACAATATGAACTATTTTGTAAAAAACAATTCAATTATGGTCCATCAAATATATCAGTTGGTACTGCATTAGAAAATGAAGATGATATAAAGTTATCCTTAACAGGCCTTTGGTTTCGAATGAATGATAAAATTCAAAGATTAAAACAATTAGTAGTTTTAAATAAAAAGGATAGTGTAGGTGAATCTATTGATGATACTTTTATGGATTTATCAGTATATGGAATCATTGCTCAGATTGTGAAAAGTGGAAAATGGGCTAAGTAATTTTTGATTAAAAAACTTTCAAATTTCGGTGTAATTTTTGAGTTTTTTTATATTTATAAGTACACACCGCGAGTAGGAAAGACTCGTAAATAAAACCATAAAACAACTTAATTATTAACATTTAAAAGGAAAAGAAAATGGCACTAGACATTAATGCAATTAGAAGTAGACTAAACAAACTACAAAACACTCAAAAGAAAACCGAGGCATTGTGGAAACCCACACCCGGTAAACATCAAGTTCGTATTGTTCCTTACAAATTTAACAAAGACAATCCTTTCATCGAACTTTATTTTCACTACAACATTAATAACAAAACTTATTTGTCACCAGTTTCATTTGGTAGACCCGACCCTATCGTTGAGTTTGCTGATAAGTTGAAACGTATGGGTGATAAAGAAGATTGGAAAGCGGCTAAGGCTATGGAGCCAAAGTTGAGAACTTTTGTACCTATTATTGTAAGAGGTGAAGAAGGCGATGGTGTTCGTTTTTGGGGATTTGGTAAAACGGTATATCAAGAAATTTTAGGATACATCGCAGATCCAGATTATGGTGATATTACCGATCCAGTAAATGGTAGAGATTTAACTGTTGAATATGTATCAGCAGAAGATGCAGGAACATCATATCCAACTACAACTTTAAGAGTAAAACCTAACCCAACTCCAATTCACGAGAGTTCTGAAAAAGCTAAATCATTTATTGATGAGCAAACTGCAATTACTGAATTGTATCAAGAATTATCATACGATGAATTGAAGAACGTATTAGAAAGTTGGTTAGACCCTACAAAATCAGCACAAACCAATCAATCGGAAAAATCAGTCACCGAAGAAACTTTAACGAATAAAAAAGTTTCACATGATTTGGGTGGAAGTAAAGTTGTTGAAGAACCAAAAAAGGTATCTAAATCAACTTCAGAAGTAGAAGCTGCTTTTGACGATTTATTTAACTCTTAATTTTAAAAAAAATTTATGGCAAAAAAACAAGCTGTCGATTTGGCAGACATCCTTGCGGATGAACTAAACAAACAATCCAAAGACCAAAAAGTAGCCTTTTTTTTAGATGATGATGCAACTCCAACAAATGTTGAGGGTTGGGTATCAACTGGATGTGCGATGTTAGATGTTGCGATTTCAAATCGTCCATACGGTGGTTTGCCTGTTGGTAGAATTGTTGAAATCACTGGATTAGAACAAAGTGGTAAATCTCTTTTATCAGCACACTTACTCGCAGAAACTCAAAAGCAGGGTGGTGTTGCTGTTTTAATTGATACTGAAACTGCGGTTAGTAGAGATTTTTTAGAAGCAATCGGTGTGGATATTTCTAAACTTCTTTATGTATCTGCTGATTCAGTTGAACAAATTTTTGATTTTACTGAAACAATCATTGAAAAAGTAAGACAAACTGATAAAGATAGATTAGTAACTATTGTAACCGATTCAGTTGCAGCGGCTTCAACAAAAACCGAACTTGCAGCTGATTATGGAAAAGATGGATACGCGACTGATAAGGCAATTATCATTTCAAAGGCGATGAGAAAGATTACCAATATGATTGGTAGACAAAAAATTCTTTTAGTTTATACGAACCAACTCCGTCAAAAATTAAATGCAATGGCATTTAGTGACCCTTGGACAACATCTGGTGGTAAAGCTTTAGCGTTTCATGCATCAGTAAGATTACGTTTAAAGGGGATGGGGCAAATAAAAAGTAAAGTAGGTGGACAGGATAAAATTGTTGGTATGAAAGTACGAGCACAGGTTATTAAAAATCGAATGGGACCACCATTAAGAGCCGCTGATTTTGATATTTTCTTTGATAGAGGTATTGATAATTATGGAAGTTGGTTAGGTGTGATGAAAGAGTATAAAATCGTAAAACAAGCGGGAGCTTGGTATGAATATACTGATACCGATAGTGGAGAAGTTATCAAATTTCAATCAAAAGATTTTATTGGATTGATGGGAGAAAGGAATGATATAAAAGAACAAATTTATAAATCAATTTGTGAAAATACTATCCTTCAATATAAATCAGATACAATGGATATTGAAAGTCTTGAAATTGATGGTGAAATTATTGGAGAAGATTAAAAAAACAATTTTATGAGTAAATTAGCAGAAATGTTAAAGGCAACTGCATTTGCAGATAAAGCCAAAGCATTATTAAGTTTGGAATTATTAGAAAATAAAGCGGTTGGTATCGGAGACCATTCAACTGAAGATTTTTATAAAAATGCAGAAGATGCATTAAAAATGTTAGTTGATGCGGACGATAGACTAGAAGCAATTGAAAAATATTTTCCAATTAAATAATGAAAGAACTATATAAAAACATTTTGGATTCGGTTGAAAAAGAACATTCTCAAAACATTGATAAACATAAAAACTCAAGAGTTCTTGTTATAGATGGTTTGAATACATTCATTCGATGTTGGTCATCTATTCCTACAATGAATGATGATGGTGATCATGTTGGTGGTGTAGTTGGTGTTCTAAAATCAATAGGTTACGCAATTAGAATGACTCAACCTACAAGATGTATTGTAGTGTTCGATGGTAAAGGTGGCTCTCAAACGAGAAAAAAGAGATTTGATGGGTACAAAGCCCAAAGAGACTCAAATAAACTCCGAGTAAATCGTCAATATGCAGATTTAATGAATGCTGAAGATGAGAGAGAATCAATGAAACGTCAATTTGTTTGGCTAGCAAAAATTCTCGAACATCTTCCGGTTACAACTATGATTTACGATGGTGTTGAGGCCGATGATGTAATCGCTTACATTACAACTCAATTACTTAATGAGAATGAACAAGCGGTGGTTATGTCTACTGATAAAGACTTCCTCCAGTTAGTAGACGATACAACCATCGTTTGGTCACCTACCAAAAAGAAAATTTACAATAAGAAAAGTGTTAAAGAAGAGTTTGGAATTGATGCACAAAATTTAATCCTTTATAGAATTTTAGATGGGGACACATCCGATAATATT